GTTAAACACTTTTCTTATTAAAGTTCAGGGTAAATTAAAGACATGTAAAAAAGAACATGAGTTCTTTGAGAACAATCATGTATGTCCTACATGCACACAGGAACTGTCAGAAGAGTTTCGTGACGAGAAATTAGAATCTGGTAAAACTAAAGTTGATGAGATGCTTGTAGGATACAATGATATCCTTGCTGCTATAGGAGAAGAGGAAGTTAGATTCAATAAATTTACTGAGCTATCTACTCAGGTCAATGAAATCAACACTACGATCTCACAAACTAACTTCCAATTGATGACAATTCGTAAGCAAGTAGAAACACTTCAAGATGAAGTAAAAGAATTGCAAGGTGATAACGTTGACAAAAAAGCAGAGTTTGCTAAATTGGAAACACTCCTTGCAAGTAAAAAAGATTTTAATAAGCAACAAGCTTGTTTAAAGAAAGACCGTGATGTTTTAACAACAGCAAGTCACTTGCTAAAAGATAACGGTATTAAATCCCGAATTGTTAAAACATATCTTCCTACTATGAATAAGTTAATTAACGATTTCTTGCAAAGGATGGAGTTCTATGTCAACTTTACACTAAACGAGAACTTTGAGGAGATAATTAAATCTAGACACCGGGATGTTTTTTCGTATGAAAGTTTTAGCGAAGGAGAGAAAGCTCGTATTGATATCGCTCTGTTGCTTACTTGGCGTAGCATTGCTAAACTTAAGAATAGCGTGGATACTAATCTCTTGATCCTGGATGAGATCTTTGATGGATCTCTTGACCAATCAGGTACATCTGATCTAGGATGGATCCTTCGTAATTTTGACGAGAGTACTAAAGTCTTTGTTATCAGTCACAAACAAGGACTTGATGATAAATTTGACAGAACTATCACAGTTGATAAAGTCAAGAACTATTCTGTTCTCACTGAGACAGTTAATGAAGTGACACATGGAATGGTTGGATGACCATTATTTTTTGTATGATGAGTCCATCAGCAAAAGAGACAGATGCAAACTCAAGAAATCAAAGGTAACCTAGCACGACTGCTTGCAACTGAAAACCTGATTGTAGAGCACCGCAAGACTGCTACAGCATCGTTTGATGTTGACCGTCGTTTGCTTACCCTTCCCATGTGGGATAAGGCATCTGGTATCGTCTACGACATGCTGGTGGGTCATGAGGTAGGACATGCCTTATTCACTCCCAATAAAGACTGGTGTGATATTGTAGATTGCCCTAAAGATTTTGTTAATGTTATTGAAGATGCTCGTATTGAGAAACTGATGAAGCGTAAGTTTCCTGGTCTTCGTAAGTCTTTCAATGGTGGATACAAAGAATTGAATAGTTTAGATTTTTTTGAAATTGTTAATCAAAATCTTGATAACTTTAGTTTGATTGACCGTATCAATTTACATTTTAAAATTGGTGCGAGTGCATTCATTCCATTTGGTGCATCTGAATTAGTTTTTGTTGAGCGTACTGAAAAAGCAGAAACTTTTGATGAAGTATTGAAGATTGCTTTTGATGTGTATCAGTTCAGTAATCAAACTGAAACACCTATGACTCATGAGGAAATGATTGAGGAAGCAGCTAAACGTGAAAACGAAAATAGTAAGGAAGAAGAAAAGAATACACAGGTCAGTGAAGATCAGTTTGAAAATTCTTCAACTTCTCAACCAGATGACAAGTATGACGAAGAAGAATATTATGACGAAGAAGATTCTTCTGGTGGAGATACTGGTGGAGATACTTCGCAGACTCAACGTTCTTTTGACAACTCAGCAGAAAATCTTTCTTCACGTCATGGTCGCTCCCCTGTATATGTTGAAATTCCAAAAGCAATAAACCTAGATAGGCACATTGTTGATTGGACTACACTACATGATTGGATTGACAATTGTTCGGGAGAAGAAGAAAACTATGAGTATGTTGATAATGAGTATTATAAATTTCGTAAGCAATCACAGAAGGAAGTAAACTACCTTGTTAAGGAGTTTGAATGCCGCAAGTCTGCTGATGCTTACGCTCGTGCTGGTCAGTCCAAAACTGGTGTTCTTGATACTTCTAGGCTTCACACCTATAAGTACAACGAAGATATTTTTAAAAAAGTAACTGTAATTCCGGATGGTAAAAACCATGGGTTGCTGTTCTTACTTGACTGGTCTGGTTCTATGAGTAATGAAATCCTTGCTACTGTCAAGCAAGTTCTTAACCTGACTGCATTTTGTAAGAAAGTTCAAATTCCTTTTGAGGTATATGCATTTACTAATGAATGGGTGTGTGCTCAACGTTCCATGGAAAATGATAATAGTTACCATAGTATGACTTATGGAAACATTCAAAAAAATACAGTGTATATAAACGATGAACACTTTCATTTGATGAACTTCGTTTCTTCTCGTTCTAACTCTCGTCAGTATGAGCGTATGTGTAAGAACTTATTTCGTGAGGCTCATTACTACAAAGAGTACAGTGGATACTCAACTACTTTAGGTGTTGGTCTATCTGGTACTCCGTTAAATGAAGCAATTGTTATGCTAAATTATATTATTCCTGAGTTCAAACATAACAATGACCTTCAAAAAGTCAACGTTTGTATTCTTTCTGACGGTGAGAGTTGCTCTGCTGCATATGGTCATGAAATTTATCTAGATCATAAAGATGAGTATCGCGTTGCTCCTCGGCGTATTGATTACTATCAAGTACTTCGGGATCGTGAAACTGGAATTACTTATGAGCAGTTTGATTATAATAATGTAACTAATATTTTTATTCAGCAGGTTCGTGATCGTAATCCCGGTGTAAATGTAATAGGGTTTCGTATTCTCGGAGGTTCTCAGTTGCAAAATTTTATTGGACGTTATGCTTCTTATGAGGGGTACTCTGATATTCAAAAGCAATGGAAGAAAGAAAAGTCTGCCATTATTAAAAACCCCAAAGCATTTACTGCTCTCTATGCCATCTCTAATAATTCATTGAACGAGACTGCTGAGTTTAATGTTGAGAGTGGTGCAAAAAAAGGAGATATTTCCAAAGCATTTAAAAAAATGCTTGGCAGTAAATCTGCAAATAAAAAACTTCTTAGTTCTTTTGTAGAGTATGTCGCCTGACGAACCGTCCACTAGGGGTCGCTGAGACCCCACCTTTGCCTTATACTTACTTCATACGAAACAAACCAATGCCTGCCAAGTCAGATCTTACCACAACACAACTCGCTTCTTACCTGTCAGAAAACTATGGCAATGATATTAATGCACAACATGTCACTTCTGCATGTGATTACTTTGGTGTAACTTATGCTACTGCTACTAAGCGTCTGCGTGATTTCTATGTCAAGCGTGGTACTTGGAACTTGACAGTACAAGAACAACTAGAACAAACTTATGAGGCACCTGCTGCTATGCCTGCAGTTGAACAAAATCTTATTCCTATGAAGGATGAAAATTTTGTTCCCTTTGGTAACTTTACTGATGTAAAAAAAGTTATCAGTTCTAAATTGTTTTATCCAGTGTTTATCACTGGTATGTCTGGTAATGGTAAAACTCTCTCGGTAGAACAAGCATGTGCTTCTCTAAATAGAGAACTCATTCGCGTAAACATCACCATTGAAACAGACGAGGATGATCTTATTGGTGGGTTCCGTCTTGTTAATGGCGAAACTGTTTGGCATAATGGTCCTGTCATTGAAGCTTTGGAGAGGGGAGCTGTCCTTCTTCTAGATGAAGTTGACTTGGCATCTAACAAGATCCTGTGTTTGCAATCTGTACTAGAAGGAAAGGGTGTTTTCTTGAAGAAGACTGGTCGTTACGTAAACCCTAAATCTGGATTCAATGTTATTGCAACTGCAAATACTAAAGGTAAAGGCAGCGATGACGGTCGCTTTATTGGAACTAACGTTCTCAACGAAGCCTTCCTTGAACGTTTTGCCTTAACATTTGAGCAAGAGTATCCTACTCCTGCTGTAGAAACTAAAATTCTTCTTCGTATTACTGCTGCTGTTGGTAAGCATGATGAAGAATTTTGTGTTAACCTTGCTAACTGGGCAGACATTATCCGTCGTACCTTTAAAGACGGTGGTATTGATGAGGTGATTAGCACCCGTCGTCTGGTTCATATTGTGCGAGCATATGCTATCTGGGGTGATCGTATGAAGGCGATCAAGGTTTGTGTTAATCGTTTTGATGAGGAAACCAAACAATCCTTTATTGAATTATATGATAAAATTGATGCTGGAGTTGAAATTGATGGAGAAACTGAAGATGCCTGAACTAGGAGATTGTAACTTTATTGGCAGTGTCATCCACATTAGTGGTCAAGGCGCTGCTAGAGTTTCTAATGTGTCGGGTGATGTTATTACCGTCATCAACCTTGACGGAGAAAGTCAAGAGTGCTATTATAAAGATATTGACTACGTATGCATACCGTGAGAAAATACAATGAAGAGGCTCTACTCCAAGAGCTAAGTGATTACATTACTGGAACCTATGGACAACACTATTCTGCTGGTAACGACAGCATCCAAACGTTAGACTTGATTGAAGCATGTGGAGACGCTGAGGCATTCTGCCGTAGCAACATCCTTAAGTATGCTTCACGCTACGATCGTAAGGGTACTGCCCGTCGTGATATCATTAAGATCCTTCACTACGGTTTACTCCTTCTTCACTTCTCTGACAAATCTGCCATTACCGAATCCTACAACCAATGAGTAAAGTTATCCTTTCTAGAAAAACTCTAGATGTCCTTAAAAATTTCGCCACAATCAATGGTTCCATCGTATTCAGAAAAGGAAGTACAGTACGGACAATCTCTAATGCAGAAAACATTCTGGCAAAATTCACTGGCGAAGAAGTATTTCCTGTGGACTTCGCAATTTATGATCTCAGTCAGTTCCTTTCTGGTATCTCTCTGTTTAATGATCCTCAACTTGAATTCGCATCTGGTGATTTTGTTAACATCCGTGGCGGTCGTCAGTCTGTTAAGTACTATTTTTCTGATCCTGAAATTACGCTCAAGGGTGCTCCGGAAAAAAATGTAAAGTTTCCTGGTGCAGATCTTCAGTTTAATCTTTCGGCAGAAGATCTAGTAGCATTGCAAAAAGCATCCGCTGTCTATAGTCTTCCTGATCTCACCTTCCAATCTGAAGAAGGGTCTGAAATTATTAAACTTATTCTCAGGGACAAGGAGAATGATACCAGTAATACTTACGATATCACCGTGGCAGGTTGTGCTACTGGCACCTATTCTCTGGATCTTAAGATTGAAAACATTCGTTTGCTGCCAGGTGACTATACTGTTAAAGTATCCCAACACCTTATTTCAGAGTGGACTAATGTAAACACCGACCTTACCTATTACATTGCTCTAGAACCAGCGTGAAGCACCTTCTGTTTACTCTAAAAGATTGTAACCGCGATCTTTTGAATGACGAAGAGTTTATCAGAGATATTATTTACAATGCTTCTAGAAAGTGTAAATCAACTCTGTTAGCAATAAACTCACATAAGTTTGATCCTCAAGGTGTAACTTGTGTAGCGATGCTAGCAGAGAGTCATATTAGTATTCACACATGGCCAGAGAAAGGTATGGCAGTCTGCGATATCTTTACCTGTGGTGAGCATACCAAACCCAAGAAGGGTATGGAGTATATGCAAATGATGTTCAGTGCCAATGACATCATATCTAAATCATTTATGCGACCATTAGAATGAGCAAAGAGTTTTTGTGGGTGGAGAAATACCGTCCAAGTATTGTTGAAGATTGTATCCTTCCTACTAGTATCAAGGAAGTCTTTCAGGGTTTTGTCAACCAGGGAGAACTACCTAACCTGCTGCTGAGTGGCACTGCTGGTGTGGGCAAGACAACCATCGCTAAGGCGCTGTGTGAGGAGATTGGTGCCTCTTACATCGTG